TTCGGTTCGTAGGGAATCGGCATTTTCATCAGCAAATCAGCCATAGTTTCTTTTTGTTTTTTTCTGTTTTATTCTCTTATAAATATATCACAAAAGAAAAATCTATTTACTTTTGTTTTTTTTTCAAAATATTTGTACTAGTCTTCATTACTAGTTCCTTGAAATTTTCTTTTTTCACCAGTTTTAGTAGTATACATTTTTAAAGATTTTTCTTCCTCATCTGATAATTTATTCATCATTGCTTGTAAATTTCTTTCGTCATCATCTGAAAAACCTATTTGTGGAATGAAAGAGTTGGATACATCGTCAATCATTTCTACGTCTTGTTGTAAAATTTTTGCTTGTTGTCTAACATAAGATATAAATTTTCTCATCGCTTTAACTTTACCATCTTCAGGATTAGTCGCACTACCCTCACCATGTGTGACAGGATAAAACTGACACATTTCCAAATATAAATTTATAAGTGTATTATCATCCAATTTTTCAGTTGGGAGTCCTTTAACTTTGTTACGATATTTTTTTAAATTTTTAACCAATTCACTTTTAGAGATACCATCAATTTCACCTTCAATTAATTGTTTAACCGCTTTTTTTAAAGTATTAGGATGATGACCTCTCGCAGTAATAATTGAAAAAATAGACCCTCCATTTATTGCTTCCACAAAATCACTCCATGCCGGACCTTTTCTTGCCATCATACAACCTATTAAAAACTCTTCGTCACCTTTTTCTCCAAAATATCTAAATGGGTCTTCTGAAAATCCTACAATTGTATTACCATTATATTCAAAATCTTCTTTACCTATTAATGTACGATATTTTGCAAAATCATGGGTCCCCATTCCAACCTCTTTACCTTCTTTATCTTTTAAAATAATCTTAGTTGGCATATACATGATATTATCATCCCAATCAAATGCGTAGTATTTTAAATCAGGAGTACCTTCTTTTGTGAAACCTTCAAAAATTTTTTTCATATCTTATAAATATTGGTTAAAATAAAAAAACCCCCACATTACTGTGAGGGTCTTTTTAACTATCATTTTTTTAGATGTTCTCAAAAGACGCACCTGTCGGTGTGATTAAGAACTCAATGTCGATAAATTCTAACGCCTTAGTAGGTTTAATATAGATTTTACCAATCATTTGATTTCTATCTAAATCTTCAGGTGTGTTTTGAACTGTCACTCTGAAATCGTATAGACCTCTGTCTCTTCTAATTGAATCTAAGATAGGGTTAACCGCATCTAAGAATTGTTGTCTAACCACCGCATCGTTTTGTTCAAACAATAACCTTACAGCCACTGCTGAAATCAACTTACGAGCTTGTAATAACAATCTTCTTACATTAATTCTATCTAAAGCAGATTCTCTAATTTGAAGAGTCTTATTACCCCAAATCACTGTTCCAACATCGTTGAAAGTTGCAATTGGGTTAATTCTTCCCTTGTAAAGAGTGTCTCTATCTTCTTGAGTTAACTTTTTACGTGCTTTAATTGCATTTACCAAACCTCTTGTGTAACCCGCGGCTGCGAACCATGGGAACGCAATGTTATCAGTTAAAGCTAAGTTTCTTGTTACCTCGGCAGTTGCTGGAAGATAAATTTGTGTGTTATTAACTGTATCACGAGTCAACACCCAAGGATAGTAAGTTGCCGTATAATTTGAATCGATACCTGAAGTTTCTAAAATGTCAACAACCTCTTGTGGGTAATATAAATTATCCATAGATGTTGATGGTTGTAACAAATTGAAGTCAGGAATGGTTGTGATATAAATTGAATCCGCTCTATCGTTTTCAATCATATCAATTGCTGATTCTACAAGATTACTGTTGTTATCAATGTCAATACCAGGTGTCACAAACACATTTATATTAACCGCCTCAGGATTTGAGAAAGTTTGTTGTCCTAACAAATATGCGTAGTAATCGGTATTTGCCCAATCGACACTATTTTCACCTACAGTAATTTGTTTAAACATTCCTGTTCCAGTTGCTAAAGGATATGTTGTAGAAACACACGCTCCTGCCAAATAACCACTTCTACCTAATACAAATCTGTCAGAATTAGTTCTTCTTTCAGTATAGATATCCCATCCATCAAATCCACCTTGTAATACCATAGTGAATTTACGTGAAAATAATCTGTAGTAAGGGTTAGTTTCTGATGTAGGTTCACTATTAAATGATGCAACACCACAATCAAACGCCTGATTTCCTGAAGTAACTAAACCACCATAATTAGGATTTAACTGTGATATTGTAATAGCAGTTGCTCCACTGTCCATATGGAAACCTTTAGAAAGATAAGCCCAATCTGAACCTGTTGTCGCATCACAGAAATCACTAACAGGATTTTGTTTTCCCTTATAGATTAATAATGATTCGTCAACTCCAAATTGACTTGAGAACCCTAAGTAACTTCTTCTTACATTGTCACCTGAACTTTGAGTATCATTGTTTGTACCTGCAGAGTTTCCAAAAGGAGGGTCATAAATAGTCTCACCAGGAATGTAATATTTAGTCTTATAAACTGGATATGCCGGTGTAGCTGAAGGGTACTCTCTATTAATATAACCTTCAAAACCACATGGTAATGCATCTATCGGTGCGTCAACATTAACTTCTAACATTACATATTTAGAATTCAATTGGAACTCCCCATCAGATGTACCGATTTTTTTAGCGATATAGTTGTTTAATCCTGGGTCCATACTACAATTTGAGAATTTCTCAACAACTACAGGATTACTGTCAGTGTCGTAGAAATCTCTAACAATCACATCAAAAGTACCATTAGTAAATGAAATGTTTGCAATTGTTACTTTAACTTGAGTATTTGAATTATTACCATCGGCAATTGTGAAGAATTTAAACAATTCGTATACTTTATTACCACGTAATTCAGAAACAACCCAAGGAGACTCAGCACTTTGGTACTGTTCTAAATACCAACCTAATGAATCTGCGGTTAAATCTCTTGCTTTAGATGTTGTATCTAATGTACAATTTAATCCTCGAATATACCCTTTGTTATATGCATAATTTAATAAAGTAGAGTAAGTCTCCTCCACAAATAATGGGAAAGTTGTTCTAGGTTTACCAAAGTTTGATACCCCAAGCACTTTTGAAATATAATTTGGACTTGTCTCTAAAAGATTAACTTCATAAGTGAAATTAGTATTTTCTATTGTAACTCCAGTTAACAAGAAAGTTGTGAACGGATTTTTAGTTACTCCTGAATAAGCTCCTGAACAAACCATACTTAATCCTGTTGTTGCAGATACTTGGTATACTGGACCCGCATCATTTGCATAATCTGCCAATCCTCTTGAACGAAGAGTTGTTACAACAATATTATTGTAATTTGAAAATGCAGTACCTGTAAGAGTAAAGTAAGTACCTGACATAATCCCTGAGAATGAACCTGCTGTACCCGTCATTGTAGTTACTGCAGCATTAAATGAATAACCTGTGTAAGTATTTCCTGTAGTTAAATCAAAATTTGAATAAAACCATGGGTCATTATTTGCATTACATGTAATTGCCGATAAACTAGTAACGCCAAATTCATTAGTTATCGCTGAATATGTATTAGCAAATGAAGTGTAACTAGAACCTAAATTAGTTCCCCACATACTTGCAGTATAAGCCGAAGACGCTGGGGTTCTCATAATACCTAATAACAATGCTTTAACATCATCTGAAATTGTTGATGTTCCACCATTAAAAGTTGTATAATTTTCAGTAAGGTTCGCGTTTATAACTGACGGGAAACTTGTTGTAAAACTAATCGTGTTTGTTGACGCAGTAGTACCTGTGAAATTAACAGTATATGTTGTTGGTGAGCCGTTGAATCCAACAGTACTACAATCAACATTAGCTACTGTGCTAATTGACCATGAAGGTCCCGCATCGTAACCTGATAACCCTAATACACGAGTTACAAAAAGTTGATTAGATTGTTGTAAGTAAGATTTTGCGATATACGCAGCTTCATACTTAGGTATTTGTGTGTTCACAAATTTTTCAGGTGTTGTCCCACCAAAGTAAAGTTGGAATTCATCATAGTTTGTGATGAAAATCGGTTCAAAGGCCGGACCTTTTACCGTTTCCCCAACAATACCTAAAGTAGTTACACCGACGTTTTGAGACACAAAACTCAAATCTCTTTCAGATGTGTATACACCTGGAGAAACGAAAACTGTGTTTGATTTAGCCATTTAATGTAAGTTTTTTTATAATTTATTTTTATATAAATACTTAGGGGAAATTCAAAAAACTTTACATATTTCAATCTATTTATATTTTGGTATGAATTTTTTCTACTTTTTTATCCTATGAAATTTAAAAACCTTAAAATATCAGAATATCATCACGATTTGTTAAAAAAACATTGTGAAAAGAATGGTTTAAAAATAAACAAATTTGTTGAAATGTTAATTAAAAAAAGTTGTTCAAATAAAAACGATATTTACGGAGAATAATTAAATTAATTCAATTCCAAGATTTATTGATGATGGTTCACTAAGAGTTAATTTTTGTACAATAATTTGTAAATTATCGCCATTATTAATTTGAATTAATCTTGTGTCTGACCCATAAAGTAATCCGTTTATATATACCATATAAGTAGTAACATTAATTAATGACTCAACAGTTAAGTTTGCAGTGTATTTCATCTGTTGAGAAGATGAATAGCTATTATTGTCAAAATTAAAAGTTAAATAATTTGAAGGTAATGGTTCTTGTTTAATTTTTTTAGATTTAACTTTTTTAGTGTCGGTCTCAATTAACTGTAACACTCTGTTAATTGCCGGTTTAACTTCAAATTCATCTTCATCAATTAAAAATCCCATTAATGTAAACCCATAACTTTGGATATAATATCTTCTCTTTTCAATATCCATAACCGACTCGTCAGAAATTTCATTCATTACAATTGGAATATAATGACCTTTAACATTTGTGTACGCTTGTCTTGAAGAAAATTTTTCAATAACTTTTTTATTGAACTTATTTAACTCTCTCATTCTATTACAAACTATTTTAACAGAGTATGTAATATCGACAGGAACTGGTTGTGGTATTGTGTAGACATCATACCCTTTTCGGTCCCCGTCCCATGTAGGAACTGCAGCATAATAATATTGTCTTCTATTTGGAATTGTCCATAGAAGAGAAGGTAACGAACCGTATTTTACTTCAGGATTTCTAATTGTTGTAATAAATGGTGGCTCAGGATTTTTGTCAAGATTTTGGAACTCCCACGTTTTTGTAAAATTCGCCCAATTCTGAGTTGTCATAATTATGTCAATAACAGGAATTTTTAGACCTTCAGATACTGTTTCTAAATCGTTTTTAACAAAATCTAAAAATCCTCTATCTAAATCTTCATGTAATATAGATTTTGGTAAAAACGTACCATGCTCATTAATCATATCGAGCATTTCTATTCTACGAGGTAATCCTTCTTTTTTAGGGATTAGATTAATATCTTTTTTTATTTTTTTTGGTAAACCCATTTTTTATAAACCGTTAAATTCGTTAGGTCCTACAGCAGATGCCATCATAGTTCTATAGAAAGGTTTGTAACCTGCATAAGTGTGTTTATTGTCGGAGGTAACCCTACCGTCATTATTTATTACATAGTATCTAACTCTATTTTCTTTTTCGTAATATCCAATGTAGTCTCCGTAATCTATATCAATACCAAGTTCGTCTAAATGTTTTTGGTAAACAGATATTCTCATATTACCTGGTTCAAATTGGTTAATTTTACTGTTACCAATATTTCTATTTTCAGGAGCCATGACCTGAACATAAGCTTTGAACTCAACGGGAGGAAAAAATTTAATGCCATTTTTTAAAGCCTCACCATATACATCGTCTAAATCAGTTTTTCTTTTATCAACTTTATATAATACTAAAGTGAAATTCATATCCCCCTCTAACCATTCTCTACCCATACCGACATCTAAACTAAAATCCTCGGCTCCAAAAAATTTTCCTAATCTTGTTATTGGTACATTTCTCTGTGACATATTGATAAATATCTTTATTTTGTTTATTATTAGAGATAATGGGAACTCAATAAATTGGAAAACAATTTACAAAATATTAGTATTGAACAAAAAGCTCTTGAGATTTTAGAAAATTATCAGGGGTCAAATAACTACATTCTAAAAATAAAAAAACAGTGTGAAGTTAATAAAAAACATATCCCAACAAGGTCTCAGTGTGAGTATGTTATAAATTATTTTAATACAACTCCAAAAGTTGCAAAAAAATGGGTTGATATCGATTCTTACTTTTCAAAAAAACTTGTTGAGGATAATCCTTTCATTAAAGAACCTGATAAAATTTACGTAGAAAAAATTTTAATTGATAAGGATAAGTCATACCATATATGGGGTAAGGTTCATAGTGGTGAAACTATTCATGACTTTTGGGTACCTAAAGCCGCTATAGTTAAACAATATAAGGAAAATGTGGTTGACGTAGATTATTCTAAATATAATAATCGACCACCTTTACCACATCAAAAAGAGGCAATTGAGAAATTATTAAAAAATGATAAATTCATTTTGGCCGATGACATGGGTCTAGGTAAAACAACAAGTACTGTTATCGCGTCTTTAGAAAGTGGTGCCAAAAAAGTTTTAATTATTTGTCCCGCTTCTTTAAAAATAAATTGGGAACGAGAAATTCGTAATTACACTGAAAAAAGTGTCTATATTTGTGAGGGTAAAAAATTTGAAGATTCAGATTATATCATTACAAATTATGATATTCTAAAAAACTTTCACGACCCAAAAGATAAAGAAAGTTCATTAATATTAAAATCCAATTTTGATTTAATTATTATTGATGAAGCACATTACGTTTCTAATGCCCAAGCTCAAAGAACCAAAATTATAATGGACTTAACCAAGAGTATTAACAAACTTTGGTTATTAACGGGTACACCGATGACATCAAGACCTATGAACTATTATAATCTTTTAAAATTAATTGATAGTCCTGTCAGTCAAAATTGGATGGCTTATGCTATAAGATATTGTAATGGGTATCAATTTAGAGTGGGAAATAAAAAAGTTTGGAATGTTACAGGTGCGTCAAATTTGGAAGAACTTAGAGAAAGAACTTCTCGTCAAATTTTAAGAAGATTAAAAACCGATGTTTTAGATTTACCTGAAAAGATTATGACACCTGTTTATTTAAAGTTAAAGTCCAGACTATATGAGGGACTGATGGGTGAATACTATGATTGGTATAATAATCGACAAGAAGAATCAAAATCACTTTCAATTCAGTTTACAAAATTAATGAAAGTAAGACAGGTAATTGCCGAAGAAAAAATACCAACGACTATTGAACTTGCTGAAAATATTTTAGAACAGGGTAAAAAAGTTATAATATTTAGTAATTTTACAGAACCTTTAAAAAAAATACACGAACATTTTGGTAAAAAATCAGTTTATTTAGATGGGTCAACTTCAAAACCTGCAAGACAAGATGCTGTAGATAAATTCCAATCTGATGATAAAGTTCAAGTTTTTTGTGGTAATATAAAAGCGGCAGGTGTTGGTTTGACATTAACCGCCGCGGAAGCATGTATTATGAATGATTTATCTTTTGTACCTGCCGACCATTCACAGGCCGAGGACAGAGCTTATAGATATGGTCAAAAAAATTCAGTATCCGTTTATTATCCAATTTTTGAAAACACAATTGAGGGTGTTATATATGACATATTGGATAGTAAGAAAAAAATAATAGGTACCGTAATGGGTGATGATGGTACGTCTGCAGATATTGTCGAACAAATACTTAACGAAATCAATAATAAGTAAGTATTTATTATTGATGAAATCACTTAATTTATTATCAGAATCTTTACAAAAAAAAATAACAGGAGAAGTAGTTTTACCTGAAACTAAGTATTTTATTAATGAAATGAGAACCATAGGTATTGATAAACTACCATATGGTTATGCGTCTCTACGTAGATTTATTGACCCTGAGACAATGAAGTTTCATTATCAAAAACATTATAAAGGGTACGTAAAAAAATTAAACTCAGCTCTTAGAAAAAAAGACTACGGTGACGTTGAGTTGGAAAATATTGTTAGAAAAATTTCAAAGTACAATACAATCATTAGAAATAACGCAGGAGGGGCATTTAACCACGCATTGTTTTGGAAAATGTTATCCCCATCCCCACAAAAACCTTTTGGTGAAGTTTTAGAAAAAATAAAAAAAGATTTTGGTTCTTACAGAGAATTTAAAGATAGATTTGAATCAGTTGCAAAAAATAGATTTGGGTCAGGATGGGTTTGGTTAGTAATTACAAAAAGTGGTAGGTTAAAAGTAATGTCAACTCAAAATCAAGATAACCCTTTAATGAATATATTTGATAGAGGAGGATTCCCAATATTGGGATTAGATTTATGGGAACACGCATATTATTTAAAGTATCAAAACAAAAGAGATGAGTACATTACAAATTTTTGGGATGCTATTAATTGGAAGTTCATAAATGAACTTTATTTATCTAAAACTAAAAAGTCAGATTGATATTTATAAATAAAAACTATGGCAGTAATCGCAGAACCACAAAGAAGTGATTTATATACTAAAGTTCGTCATGTACTTGGCGCACCTTTACGTTCTATTGAACTTGAAGACGAACAAATGGACACCCTATTAGAATTTGCAATAGGTGATTATTCACAATATGTTCAAAACTTTTTAATTGAATCTCAATGGGCTCAATTATGGGGATTAAATATGGATACAGAATCCTTATCAAGAGCATTTATAACTAAAAATTTTAATTTAGAACAGAGATACTCATACGCATATTCTAAAATTGTAGGTCTACAAGCTGGAGGTGATGAAGTATTAAAAAAGGATTATATACAATTAGTTAAAAACCAACAGGTATATGAAATTCCTGCGGGAAGAGAAATTAACGAATTACTTTGGTTTACTCCGTCCGAATTAACAAATATATTATTTGACCCATGGAGTTTTGGTGCTTTAGGTGGTTATGGTTTAGGAGGTCCTGCGGGATATTCTCAGATGGGGTACACAGGTTCCTATTTTATGATGCCGGCATTTGACATGTTATTAAGAATGCAAGAGATTAATATCCAAAGAAGAATCATTGCCGGAGATTTAACTTATAGAATAACAGCTTTACCTGAGGGTAAAAAGGCTATACATTTAATGCAAACACCAGGGGGTAGATTTGATTTTGGTAACTCAAGTTTAATGAAAGGTAAAGTTTGGTATTGGTATTACGATGTCGGACCAGCCGACAGAGACAAATGTCTAAAACAAAATCCTGATATCATACGACTACCTTCAGATGTACCACAAGATTCTATGTCTTGGGTTGACTTAAATAATCCGGCACAACAATGGGTTAGAAGATACTTTATTGCAAGTTGTAAAGAAACTTTATCTAAAGTTAGAGGAAAATATTCAGGTAACTTAAAGACACCTGATTCAGAACTAACTATGGATTATACTTCTTTAGCGACTGAAGGTAAAGATGAAAAACTAAAATTAATTGAAGAATTAATTGGGGCTGAAGGAATTTTAACAAGATTGAAACCTGAAAAAGTTATGGAAAGGGAGGCTTTAACGGCGGAAAACTTAAATAAACAAATGAAATTCAGAGCATTCCCAAGACAAATATATGTAATTTAATTTATGGGAACATTAAAAACACAACCTGAAAAAAGAATAATTAACGGAATTGAAAAATTAGTCTCAACAAAAGTAATTACAAGCGAACCCGAATATACCCCTAGTGGTGAATTTTTAGTTATAACCGCAGACTCTGACCAAGTACTTATCAGATTAAATTCGGATTTGTGTGACCATGTAATTATTAAAGCGTTAACTGAAACTAGAATTTTACCCGATAAATATAAAATAGACAGGGAGTTTGACGATATGATAATTGGGAAAGGGGCAAGTGTTGAATTATGTTTTGTATTCAACACTTGGTATATTATTTCATCTGATGGTGTTAAAGATTAATCTCACACCATTTCTTCCCACCCTTCTTCTGCAAATTCATAGATATACTCAGGGTCAATTCCTCGTTTTTCCCAATATATTTTTTCTTGTTCAGTAATTGTTAATAAATCCTCAATACTATCTTGGTCTTCAGGTTCAAATGGAACACCATTGATTAATTTACATTGTTCTTTTGTAAATAATCCACGTTTACTTGGGTCATCAACAATTAGATTATTTCTAACTTCTTCACCAAACACAATTAATAAAGGTTCAATACGTTTGTTAAATGTCACTACAGCTCTTGGGACATTGTATTCTCCCAACATATTTGGATTATTTTCAACTTCTGTTGGGTCTAAACGATAACAATTAAGTTTTACGTATGATTCAACCATTTCATTAGGTATTTTACCATACCCTTCCATCATATTATCCAAATCAGATTGTGTCCATCCCTTCTTAGGTCGGTTAACTTTTTGAACATCTCCGTGTGATGCTTTAATACCATTATTTACATAGAATATTACATCCCCCAAACTAACCGCAATACCATCTCTCATAGCCAATTCCATATGGGCCATACGTGACATTTCATTACCAGCTTTGGTTTTTTCTTTTGAACGTTTCTTATAATCATCAATAGATAATTTAACCTTTGCTCTTTGGGCTATCTTCATAAGTGGAATTTGTTTATTATAAATCTTTTCCAAGTATTCATAATACCACTCAACAAAATCTTGTCCATTACCTTCTAACAACATCTTAATTCCTTTATCCAAGAAATCCTCAATATACAAAGGTAGTTTCTTACTCTTGATTGAGTTACCTGTAAGTTTAATCTTTCCGTTGTGTTCCATTGTTGCATAGTTCTTACGAGCAATGTTCATACAGGATTTCCAAGTTCCATCACAGTCAAGACCCATAGCACCTTTCATAAACATATCGTTAAACTCAGCAACATCCGCATCATAACCCTTATATTCCTTACCTTCTTTAACCAACCAATTGTTACCCTTACCGATATAAGTTCTACCATCCACACCACCTTCAGGTAAAGAGAAGTTCATACCATCCGTATCACATACAAGTGGGGTGTAACCTCGTTTCATAAAGAAACGTAACATCTGACGTAAGTATTGTCGTCCTGTACAAGTAATCTGTTCACCCATATACATGTCACCCCAGTGATATACTTGTGGGGCGGACAATGCCCCGAACATTGAGTTAATGAAAATCTTAATCGGTAATTGTTTACGGTCATAAGATGTTGCTTGTTTTTTGTCAATATCCTGATATTCCTTTGCCAAGTTTTTATACTTAATACGAGTGTTACGGAAGTAATTTAACATTCCTTTCATCGCACCTGTAATATCACAGGTTGGGAATACATCGTGAACCAACTGAATTGATGGGTAAAGTGACGAAAAGTCAAGTTTCAATACATCGGTTGAAAATCCTACTTTAAGTAGTCGTGATAACCCTCCCACAAAATCTGTCTTTTCATTTTTAGCAGGAATTGCCAATTTATGTTTGTAAGACCACGCTCTCATTTGGATTTCCCACAATGTAGCCGTTCCCATAGTTGAAACCCTTTCGTATGTCGTTGGTACCAAAGACGCAAGTAGAAATGAGCCCTGATTGAATTCTTCATCCACTGTTAGAGTTTCCTCCAAGTCATCGTCAAGATATCTCTCAACCAAATCATCACCTGTTGTTTTAATATAAACGTTTGTGTGTTTTGAACAAGCTTCGTCAATTGTGGGGTCTATCCCCACTTTCTTATACTTACCATTTTGGATGTTCAACCAAAACTCTTCTTTCTTCGCATAGAACGGACCAATATCTGTATGGTCAATATAAACACGGTCAGGGGCTTCAGCTTTAATATATTGGGTTATATACTTCAAACCCGCAGATTTAATAGATGAGTTAATTGCTTGTGCTCTCCTAACTGCGTGTAATGTATCCACAACATTGTAACCCCACATTGAGGTTTGGTTAAACCTTTCAACCTCGTTTGCCAACTTCAACATACTTTCAGATTGTTTAATTGGATTAGCAGGATTTAAAGTTTTTGCAATCTTTTTAATATCCAACTTTAATGCTTTAGCTCTTTCAAATATCCAAAACCAGTCGAAGTTGAATCCATTGTAAGATGCGATAATACTTGGTTTTATTTCATCAATTGCATTGAAGAATCTGATGATTCCTTCTCTTTCTTGTTCTTCAGTTGAGCATTCAATAACTTCACGAAAACCTTTGTTGGTTTTCATTCCAATCATAAAGATACGACCGTCTTTAGGTTCCAATGCGGTCGTCTCCAAGTCAAATACAAACCTTGTGATACTATTGTAGTCATCAAACCCCTTGAACAATCGTTTTTCTTTTGTGACCAAAAACTGTTCAACAGGAGGTAAGATTAAAATTAATCCTTTTGTTTTTTCACCCCAAGGGTCAACACCTCCATCTCTAAAGAATTGGATAAGAGAACGGTATCCATTTAAAGATTTAACCATATAAGTTAGACCTCTTTCCAACCTATCATTACCATCTGTACGCAATTTTTCAATGACAATCTTATGTTTAGTCATTGCTTCTTTTTGTAATGCTTTCGAGGACTGGTAAAAATTTAATCCACGTAAATCACCAACCCATGCAAATGGGACAAACGTGTCTTTTTTAATTTGTTTTCCGTGGAGAGGGTGTTCTATAATTTTCCAAACACAATCTTTAACATAATCGTATTCGACACCGATTATATACTTTTCATCATCATTTCCTTGTAGGAAATTTTCAATTTCTTCGTTAGATATCATAAATTAAATTTTGGTATATTAGCTTCCGAATCGCAGGTCGGAGTTTACCTTGTTGTTAAATTTAATCTAATAAAAAAGATTTGTCAAATGGTTAACTAAATTGCATTGTCCAATTTGTTGAGTTTTGAGCGATTCCATTGACGGTTCTTCCTATAGAAGTAACATAAGTAATCGTATATGGTGAAGTTTTTTGAACATGGTAAATTTCTCCTGAATTTGATGCAATATATAATTCACTATTTGCAACAAATAACCCTCTAGGATTTGATATAATATTTGTTAAATTAATTTCAAATTCAGGAACCAAATCATTAGAAGTATTTTGGAATGGGTATTGAGTTATCCAAGATGATGTATTTAATGAGTTACTTGTTATTATTATTAATTTATAACCATTACTTCTAATCATACCTCCACTACAATATCTATCTATCGGTAGTCTTCCTCTAAATGTGAATGACCCACCAAATCCACTTGTTTGTGCCCCAACTATAGTTTTTTGTGTTGTGGAAAAATGATATCTTGACGCTAACAACAGGCCAGGTATCACACAAAAGCCAGGGTCAGGAACTCCACCAATGCCTATTGAAGTAGTAGAACTAGAAATTCCATTATTTTGTTTGTAAAATCCTGAATAACCATTATTTGTATAAAAAACATTAGAATCTGCATATGCTAACCAATTTTTTGTAGTTATTGACGGGTTTTGAGGAGGATTCAAATCTGTAACTGTAGAAGTTCCAAAATTGTACGAATAAACCACACCACTATTGTCAAAAGAGTAAACAATCACTGATGGTGGTACGTAAGATGGGCTAACTGTTGGTGTTATAGTTGTAGTTGGAGTTATTGACGGGGTTACAGTTGTAGTTGGAGTAATTGACGGTGTTGTAGTTATAGTCGGAGTTACACTCTTTGTGGGAGTCATTGAGGGACTAACAGGAGGTGTTGAACTATTAGTAGGAGTTATTGTTGGTGTTATAGTATTTGTTGGCGTGGTTGTTGGAGTTGTGGTTACAGTTTGAGTCGGAGTTTTTGTAGGTGTAACGGTATTAGTAGGTGTAACGGTATTAGTAGGTGTTACGGAAGGTGTAGTAGTCTGCGTAGGCGTTGAGGTTAGTGATGGGTTTGGTGTTGATGTGTTTGACGGTGTTGGAGTTTGTGTTGGGGTATTTGATGGTGTTGGGTCGGGTTGAGCACCTTCACAACACGGGTAATCAACCTCATAATTATTTGAAAAAGAAAACCCGTCTATTGAAAAGCTATCAATAACATTAACAAAAACTTTTTCTTTTAACGGAAATATTACGGTACCGTTAGTATTAATTACTGATAGTTCAACTTCATATCTACCTAATTTTTTAGTCTCACTATTTTTAAATTGGTACTCAACAAAGTAAATTATTTGTGTTTCATCGTATTCAGAATAACCAGTAACAATTGAACACGGTCTGCTGGCAAATTTTATTTCAGAATTTGATGGGTCAACCAAAGTTAAATAGGTGGATGAAACTCCACTTAAATTTTGTAAATTGTTATAGTCACTTCTTCCGTCTTGAAATACTTCAAACTTTAACAATGGTAACGTCGCATTTTTTTTAATAAAAAATTCCATTAAGTGATAATTGTTGATTCAGTAACGTTTATGAATAATCTATCCCTTATTGGTAACAAAAGTGTCCCATTCTCAGACTTTAATAAAAACTCACCCTCAAATCTACCTGATTTAGAAGTGTCATTTTTTGAAAATTTATAATAAAGATAATACTCGACATCAGAATTTGGTTCTAAAAAAACTTTTTCCACAAAACCTGCCGAAGAATTTAATATTTTATAATTTCCGTTTTTAGTATCTTTCATTGAGAAATATAAAACAGATTCTTCTAAAAGTTGTAACATAGAGTCAATATCATGTTTACCATCTTTAATGACTTGCATTTTTAAAATAGGTAAATTACTATTTTGACCAATATAAAATTCCATTTATTGTTTTTACAATAAATATACTGATTAACTTTCTTTCCTTAGTTTTCCATCGTAATGTTCAAAACGATTATGTTCTGTTGGAGTCAATAACAACAATCCAGGATTTAAATTACCTTTAATTGTTTCTTGAAACATGTGACTCATCCATGTTTGTTCATACGGATGAGTCCAAGTTGTTTCTAAAAACATTTTTACGTTCCCATTTTTTGAAACCACTTGAGGCCAATTACAATAAAATATTTCACCTGTAGCAACAGGTATGCCCTCATATGAAGTTATTGAGGTGAACTTAGTTTTTGGAGAATTAGGGTCAGTACCAAATTCAGGTAATTTTGATTTTTCAGGCCAATGTTGTTCTCTGAAAGATTGGGGTACGTTATACCAACTCCACTGTGTTCCGTTATCCCCAAAAAACTCACTATAATTCAATTTTAAAAAATCAAAATTATAATTTTTAATTATGTTTAAAGATTTTTGATATAAATTTTTAATATGTCTGTTAAATCCATTTCTACAAACTTCACCCTCTTTAGGGTAAAAAAACATGTCGTCCTCAAAGAAAAACATGTAATCATTTTCACTTTTCTCAAAATGTTCGGCAATAAATTGTCTACCTCCGCATATCCCAAGATTTTCTTTGGGCCAAATAATTTCAAAATTAAACTGATTACAAATTTCTATATATTTTTCATCTGTACTTCTATCTGTAGAGTTATTTAATAAATATTTTTTTGGTTTATTTATAAAGTCCTCATCATAACTAATCATTGACTTGATTAATGTTTCTAATTGATTAGGACTATTAAAACCAATTACGTATAATGATGTTTTATTTGTATCAAAATTATTAGTTAAATTTAATGGTAATTTGTTTTTAATTTCTAATGTTTCATTTTTAGCATTTTCAAAAAAGGTACCTAATAAACCGTTTGACTCAATCTCAAAATAGTTAATTAGTTTTGGGTATTTATACACCATTATTGAAAATATTGACTCTTCTGTCCCCATATATCCTTGGGTTAGGGTGTCATTCATTAATCCATAGTAAATTGAATTTATTTCTCCTATGGTTTCTTTAGGTCCCCCAAAAAATCCACCTCTAGCAACTAACTTTACATCATTATTTGCCCACTCATTTATTTTAGGGTAGGTAAATCCATGAATTTCATTATTGGTATCATAAGGAAAACAAACAAATGAAAATTTCTGAATTTTTTTAGATATTTTTTCTAAAACATTATCATGAGTAAAATATCCGATATGTACGGTATTAGTAATCCCTGCATCAATCCAAAATAAATTTTTAGAATTGAAGTTATCTAAAATTTTAGCATCATTTAATAAAAAAACTTTTGACATAACTAATGGATTGTACATCTCAAGTTTGGATTGGGTGGATTCAGGTAACCACCCTGATTGATTAAACCAGTCAGGATTTTTTCTTATATTTTGAATTTTAGTGTAAAACTCATTTTTAAACCAATTTAACTCCCTTAATATGAATTGGGTGTTTTCAGGGGTTCTATGTTCCCAAACAAATTTTTCTAACTCACTATCACCAAATATTATTAAGTTATTATTAACAGATAATAATTGTTTAAATTTTTCTAAATAATGTGATTTAAATGGTCTCGCCCACCCATCACCCAATGTGTCTCTTTTTAAATCCCAAAGACCTGTAACTAATGTAATTAATGACATATTTAAAATAATATTTCAAGTTCATCTAAAAAGGAATACAAAATTTTAAATTGATTATCAGGTAAACAATTTTTTTCAAACCATTCTCTAGCGTTATCAATAATTAAATTGTATTCACTTGTACTTGAAAAGTCTATAATTTTCTCGATATTTTCTTTAATTTCAGACTCAACGTTATACCCTTTTATAATTGAAGATATTAAATCTTCATTTACAAAATTCACATAATGAACTCCTTCAATAATTGGGGAGTATGTATTAATTTTAATTGGTTGTCTAAGATTTAACGACCCACTCGCAAATAACTCTATGTCCCTATAACATATCCCCGCAGCTCCGTCTAAACTGAGACCAAATTTATAATTTGATAAGTCGTCATAATAAACTTTTTTAGTCTTATTTGGTTTGTCCCCACCTTTTAAAAAAATGTCAAAAAAATCATATTTTTTAAATTCATTTAAAATATTTTCTCGATTTCCATGAGACCATCCCGCAAAATAACAATTATTTTTTTTAGAGCCACTTGGGTTAAAATTAATTAAATTTTGGTCACTCCAATTTTCTAAATAGTATATTGAAGGTTGTACATTTTTATGATTTTCTATAAACTCATTAGTTATACTAGAACATGCCGAAAATTTAACAACATTGTAATTATTTTTTTCACAATACAAGTAGGTGGTAAAGGCGTAATCATACCATGAATGAACAAACATTTTACCTGTTTTAGTGTTCATAATTATTAAATTAAACCAAGTAAAAAGACTATCACTATGGTCATTAAATTCTTTACCCATATTTTTCGCTAAATCTTTTAATGGGACAAATTTGATATTAACATTTAAAATTTCATTTAATTTTTTGTGAAAAAATTTATAAAATTCAGTTACATACCAATCATTATAACCGTAGTCATACGAAATAATTATCTCTTCAATTTTATTTTTCAGTCCCATGTACCACTCCTCCTCTAGGTCCTGTCTTATAACCATTTGGTGTGAAAATTTTATTCCATAATGGATGTGTAAATGTTATATCTTTTGGTTTGAATCCGGCATAATTTGCTGAGACTCCAATTTCAAAACCTTCGGCCCAAGTACCAAATGAATAATCCTTATTAACCAAATAGTCATGAAACCATTTCCACTTTTCAACCATTTTATATAACTTATTATTTTTGTTGTTAAAAATTAATAAATATTCCGCGGGTAATGGAGAATCTTTCCAAATGTGATTTTCAAAATCTATTACAGTGTAAGTATTCATATCTACTAAATCGTAATTAAATAATTTGTGCCACATAATAGTACATTTATCATAATCTAAATTATGAATTAATGGATTCATTGCACAATTCGTATTAAAAACTTTAAACACATCAATTAGTTTATAGTCAGTTCTAGGTCCAAAAAAATCAAATCCATTTTGTTCATTTAATTCAATAAATTTAATGACTTCTTCTTTATCCCACCAATCAAATGAATTATCACAATCTGTAAAAATTACCACTGAGTCTTGAATATTTGACACATGTTCTAAACAAAGATACCTCATATTAAAATTAAAATCATCCGCACCTTTATTAGGACCTATAGGGATTCTAATTTTTAAGTCATCCCTATTAATTTCATTTATTTTAATCCTGTCATTTTTCCCAAATTTATCATAAATTAAATTTGAAAAATCAGTAGTTATATATATGTCAATATCAGTCATTGATAAGACATCCTCAATCATTCGTAGACAATAATCTTTTGTGTAATTATAACCTAAACTTAATGTTGTAATTAAAATATTCATAATATTATATTTTCTAAATTAACTTTTTTTATGTTTATTGCGTACCAATTAAATAAACTTACATTTTGTATATCTCCAGAGTATATTATTTTTGATGATTCTCCTAATATAATCATTTCAGTAACTGGAAAAATCGCATCTTCTACAGTCTGACCAAAAACAGTAAATCCATTAGGAATGTGGTCTAAATTGTGGTCTTTAAAATTTCTAAAAAATATAACATTATACCCTTCATCTAATATTATTTTTTTTACTAATGAAGAGTTCGAACACATAAAATATTTTTTTTCTTTAGATACAAATTTAGATAATTTATTTTTAAATGAATCTATATTTTCATAATTTAAAGGATTTAAGGCTCTGAAATATATAGATTCAAATCCACTGTTAAAATTATCTTTTATAAAATCATTAGCTAAATTAATTAAATTTTTGTTAAAGATTGGGAAATATTCTACTCTATCATCAATATCGTTAAACGTGAAGTTTAAAAATGGGATATTTAAATTTATTATTTCATTCAAATTAGATTCTAAGCAAAAAACATCAAATATACCCGGTATATTATTTTTAGTGTCTTCATTTCTACCTGAATAAATTCTACTAAATTTTTCGTTTTTATACCAACCAATACCATTCAAATTTTTAAATAAACTATCTTTAGACAAAACATTAAATTCGTCAGAAATTTGATTGAAAAATTCAAAATCTAAAACTAACTTTAGTGTATCTACAGAATTATTGTCATTTATCAAAAATATTATATAAAAATTTGGGTAATTTTCTTTTACATAATTTATACAATTTACAATATCAAATAGACTTAAAAAAGTATCTCCCCATCCATTTGCAAAATCAAATTTAAAAAGTAATTTCATATTTTCTTTTTGAATGCACAGTAGTAATAGTAATGGGTACCCATATCAATAGGGATTTTAAAATCTTTACCATTGAAATTAATTAGTTCAAGCATCGGATAATTTTCAGACATTATTTTATCATCTAAATCAGGTTGTAAATGTATCTCATATTTATTACCAAAAACCTCATCTTGTGGTAAATAATACGGTACAACAACAAGTAATTCTTTACATTTATCTTTAATTTTATTCAATAATTTTGAGGCGTCTTCTCTTGACAAATGTTCTAAAACATCTCCCATAATAATAATGTCATAGTACTCAAAATCAAAATCCATGATATTAACATTATATACGTTATCATACATTTCTCTTAATTTATATTCTTCAATGTAAGGTTCCCATATCTCTACAGCGTCAAATTTATTGAAGTGCTCTTTTAATAATTTGTAATAGAATCCATGTCCGCATCCAACATCTAAAATTGTACAATCTTTGTCGTAATTTGAACACAAATATTCCTTTGTGTCTTCACCTAAATAACCCCAATTTCCCGGCATTTAAAAAAAGTTTAAAAGTTTATTTTTAATATTTAATTTTTCGTTTAATTTTTGATTTAAAATATATTTTGAGTTAACTTCCGCATCTAAAAATTTACCATGACGTACAATTTCAATATAGTCCAACAAAAAATAATCAGAGTCTATTGGTTTTTCATCGACATGGTATGAGATTATAGGGTAATGTATACAAACATTTTTAAAATCATAATTTCTGTAATTTTCATTTTTTTTATAAAACATAAAATTCTTTTCTTCGTCCAATTCTCGGTAATTACCATTAAGGTCTTTTATGTTTGTATTATCCAAATCATGTAACGTAATATTCTTATTATTTTTTAAAATCTCAATCAAAGATTTTTTTTTCCATATACAAGGTTGAACAGAGTACAAATGACGGCAGTTAACATCGGTTTTAAATAAACATTTATCGGGTAAACCATATTTTTTATAATCAATGTTAAAATTTTCCCACTCAAATATGAATGGTTCCATATGTTTTTGAGTTCCTAACGACATATAGTCAATTTCATTATCGATTACAAAATTAAAAACCCCCATTAAAATATCGTACTTAACTTCAGACTTTATCAAATAATCATCACATAAAAATAAAATATAATCTTCTTTAATATTTTCTAAAGCGTAACTAATTGTTTGTTCAAAATGTCCTCCATTACTTAAAAATTCAACCCCACAATCAATTTGCTCAGACACCTCAAAATGACTACTTTGTTTAATTTTATTTGACACGACATATTTTTTAATATTAATTTTTTTAAAATTTTCAATTAAAAAAGGTAAAGTAAACTCTAACAAATCATAATATGTTTCATTAGTGTAAATTATAATAGATATATTATTCACCATCATAAATTTCCTGTGATTCTTTCGCACCAATCTTTTGATTCTGAATGCGGCCAAACTACCCAATATTTTGGTTGTCTAACCATATTAAATTCTCTCCATATTTTAACATATCCATCAGGGTCATTCATCATACGACTAATCTCTGATTTGTCGGCATCTTTCCTAAAAAGTGTCTCATCGTTTTCATCATGGAACGCCACAACCCAAAAATCATAATCTTTTTCAGGAACTTGGGAGTATTGTATGTCAATACAGTGTTTAAATATTGAAGAAAATGAGTTCATCCATTCTTCTTCTGTATTAAAGTTATATGGATTTGGTGGGTAGTTTTTGTCAATTGTCCACTGTTGGATGGCTCGTTTAGAAAAAAGTAATCCCGAATATTTTTCATAATCTCTTAATGTTCTCTTTTTACCAAATCCATATTTACCGTGACTCATTGGTTCTTCACCATCCATTCCAAATAAACTTCTATTCTTTTTATGACAGTAGTCATTTTTATTTACCCAATCTTTATCGTCATCCCATTGTTTAGTTCTGCCTTTTCTGGTATATTCATGCCAAATTAAAATTTTGTGGATATGGAATAAATCATACCCATGAGTATAAGCTCTTGCGGCTATAGATATTTCTTCCCCATGAAAATAAAATTCAGGGTCATGTTGGACTTCTTTTGAAAATTTACCTAATGTGAAACAATAATGTGCGGAATAGAATCTTGCGGGTACTGGCTCCGTCATGTTTTGCCATCCGGGGATTACTTCAGGTAGGAAAAATACCGCACCTTCAGGTATGAATCTATCAAAAACCATTCTCCACGGTTCCATTACTCTTGAGTTAGGGTCATCATCAGGGTCAAAAGATGGTACGTATCCTGTTAATAAAGGTTTTTTATACCCTTTCTTTTGTAGTTGTTTAATCATCCCAATCATTTCAACATCCCAATCTTTAGCAAATCTCATATGTGAATCTATTTGAAGTGTGTACTCTTCTTTTTGATAAAGTTGTTGTATTTGATTTCTAGCCCAACAAGCTCCTTTAGACTCTTGATATGGGATATCTAAAATTCTAAACCTTTCATCATTTCGATATTCATCTAAATTATCAAATCCGTCACTCTCATTAAATTGTCTTGCAATTGCGAAAACTAAATTTTCAGGGTGTTTGGCGTTATCTATTGCGGATTTAATTGTTGGGATTAATTGTGGGTCTCGATAAGACGCAATTTGGATAAAAATTTTCATTATTAATACTTTTAACCAAAAAATATAAAAATAAAATTAGGTGTAAAGGAATGTTTGGTCTAATTCAATAATATAAAAATAAAAATTATTACTACAACAATTTGGTACAGAAAGAGTATCCATAGTATATGGGAAAGTTTCATTTTCAACAACGACATACCTTGGTTCCCCAGAATCTTTATAGTAATAAAGGTTAAATGTCATTCCTGAAAATTCATTGGATGAAAATATTATATCCGAACCGACAGTAACACCAATAATATCATTAACAACAACATCAGAACAACTTGGACATTTATAATCAAATAATCCAAAATTACCTTTTAATATGTCAAAATTATGAACAACTTCAGGATACGTTAAAGGTTCGGTATACATTCTAAATTGAGATATTGCTCCGTCAAAAGAACCCGCAAAATTTGGTTCAATTAAAATATTTGTAGTTAAAGAAGATAAAGATGTACCCGATAATGTTTCATTTGGCATACATTCCGGGTCTTGTTGGTAGGTTAAACCTGATAGTGATTCGGGACATGCGGAAAAAGTTAAACTTTCTCTCAAACCTTGTGTACCTCCACCCCAACCAATATTAAATGGTACACCTATTTGTTTTTCTTTCTCGGTATTTAAACCTCTAGGTATTACCTCTTCAAACCCATTAATAACGTAAAATAATCTACCATTAATGTATATTTTTAAAGAACCTAATCTTTGGTCTTTTTCAATTAACCATTCTTCATTTAAATTAACAACTTCGATTTGTTCGGCGGGAGTTGCACCTGATTGTGTATAGGGTACTGTAATTAAACTAACCGCATTTCCCGCCAATGAATTTACATAATAAAATGTCGTTATTGAATCCAACCCTCCTCGATATAATAAATCACAGTTATCATAATATGAATTACGTTCCCAAACACAATCAATTAAAAACCAATGTTCTTTATCTAAATAAGTTTGAGTTGACGAACAGTAATCAAAAATATTTTTACTTGAACAATAATTAGTTATTGTATATCCTGTAGTATATGTAATTCCTGTATTTTCACAACTACCCGTTGTTTCACATCCTCCGGTAAATTTAAGAACTCTAACACATACTTTTGGATTTTTTGGGTCTCCTGAAAGTCTAAGTGAAAAAGTATTTGACATTGAGTCAAGCAGAGGGTTTTTATCATCATTAGGAACAACATTTTCTGAACATCCACAGTTACAATTAACATTGTGTTGATTGGTGTAAATTAAAGGTTCATATATATCATCTAAACAACGTGAAATAGTTACTCCAGTATCCGAACATGCACATGTATGTAAACATCCACTTAAAATTTCAGTAACTCTAGTATATCCTGAATCAGATGATGGGGAACCTGATGCGTGATGGTAATATTTGTTTTCAGCTCTTGTACCAAAATAAAAAAAAGTATTATCATTACTTGGGTATACCTCATTTAATGTTGTTTCTGCCGATGTTGGAGAAAATTGGTCTTCTTGTCTAGCTCTTAGTAACATTTCAACAGACCATCCCTTATTACATCTATTTGGAAATGTCTCGTAATCATACCCAAATAATTTAAAAAATCCTTGGTAGAAACCTCCGTATAATTGATTATAATAACCAAAACTTGATAATTCTTTGTCAACAATATTATATACAGTTTCTTTCGTATTACCTGAAAATCTATCAACATTGTTAGTATATCCCGTTATTTGAATTAATTTTGTACGTCTATCAAAATGGTATCTATCCCATTTAGTTGACCCTGTATACAATCCCATACTAAAGTGTATTGTTTCACCTGACATTTCAGGGACTAAACCATTATCAGTACCAACTAAACCAATATCACACAAACTATCACCAGTAAAACAAGATAAATCTTCATTATTAGGATTATAATAATTTAATGAGACTAAAGTATTCCCTGACAAAAAATCACCATAATTTAAAGTTGGTTGTTGTGATGAGTTAAGATTATTTAAATCAAAATGTATAGGTAATCTGTTACCATTATTAATTCCTATTAATTCTGTTGAAAAAACAACCTCCTCATTGAAATCTATTTCATCTGAAGATAAAGACATGTCTATATTATTCCAACTTGGACTCAATTTCCAGTTGTTAGACACATATTGATTAATATTCTGTTGACTCATCTTATAATAAATACAATAATCAAAGTATTTATAGGTAAAAACATTATGAATAATAAAATTGAAACTTTCTCAAACAACTACTACTTCTTTTTAAAAGAAAGAGAAGATGATGTTGCATTGTATTATTCAATTTCAAACACATTAAATGAAGCAAGAAAAAATGATGAAATAATGATATTTGAAAAGAAAAATGTGGAGAAAATCAAAAAAGAAATTAAAAAAATTCAGAAAGAAAAAAAGTTAAAAAATACGGAGGATTTGAAATCTCGTCTGAAAAATTTCAAAGGTGAGATTGGGGAATTGGTAGATTACGATGGTACTTTTTTAAGTTCAAAAATTCCGATTATAAATCCTAAATTATCCCCAATTAAAACTACTGACCAGGAAGTTGTTGCCACGAGACAAACAAACAATCCCGTTACTCGTGGATATAGAGTCTATTATGGCGAATCCATTGAGGACGGCCCTGTACTTGAGGTTGATATGGAAGGAGCGTTTGGGTACGAAGAAACTAAAGATATGGATGGTAAAAAAACATTCAAATATTTAGTTAAAAATATGGGTATGGAACCTGAAGATGCTAAAGATAGGACTGAAAAATTTGGTAAGGACATTAAAGATAAAAAAGAAAAAAACACACCTAAAAAAATTAAGAGTAAAAAAGATTTTGTAGGTACATTTAATTTATTTGAAAAAAGGAAGATTGAGGAAAAAAGAAATGAGGACGCGAGAAAACTTATCGAAGATATTTTAGTTCAAAAAAATAAAAGAGATTCGGACATTACAAAAAAAGAACCTAAAATGTCTAAGACTTTTTTAAATAATATTAAATCTCTAAAGAAAATGGCCGATAAAGAAGGAATTAGTTTAGGAGATTTAATTAAGATGATTAAAAAAGATGAATAAAGATTTATATAATAAAGAGTATGATATACCAAGTGATGTTATTGAATCCTTACAAAAAGGATTTGATGAACATTCTACTAGATTTTATAATACTTCAGG